CTAAAGTACCATCTCCCCTGATATATTGTGAAGCAACACCTGCTCCTGTTACTGCTAGTGTACCTCCTGCTCCTGTTAATGGTGAGTTGGTAACTGTAAATGCACTTGGCATTGTTAATCCAACACTTGTCATTAAAGTAGGAAAAGTTGTTAAGTTTCCTGCTCCGTTTACATATTGTAAATTTGTTCCGTTGAAATTAGCAGAAATTACACCACTTGTCGTAATTGGAGAAGAACCTATTGTGATTGCTCCACCATTAGTAGATAAGCCAACCGAGGTTACGCTTCCTGTTGCACCCGAAGCCCTTTGCCAAATAGAACCGCTATAAATAACTTGGTCGCCTACAAAGAAAACAATAGGACCAGCACCAAAGTCAACTGTTCCTGCCACATTACATAAGTAAACATCTCCTTGATTTCCTGTGCCATTTAGAAGGGTTGGTGTGTTAGTAGAAGCGTTCCAAGTACCAAGGTACTCCATAACGCTATTTGGTAATTGACTTACCAATATCTTACCATTGACATCAAGTTGCGGAATACCATTTGATGCGTTGATAGGCAAAGAATTTACCACCCCACTTGTTCCTGTTAAAACTCCATCTAAATTCCTAACTTTCGCACCTGCTGAAACTACAATTTGATTTGCCATCTTATATTAATTTATAACTAAATTATTGAAATAATGCCCTAATAAACTCCCCACTTTCTAATACCCTTCCAAATGTTAAAATACCTGTCGCACTTACCCACTTAACTTGCTCATCAACTGGAGTTCCCGTAACCAATATATCTTGAACATCAATACCACCACGAGAAACATAAAGACAATCCTTACCTATCATATCCGCATAAGTAATTGTAGTTTCTCCACCTGCTGCAATAGTTCCCTTTGTATAAACCGCACCTCCAGCAACAATAACTGTTCCACTTGGATTGATTGACGTTCCTGTTGTAGCATAAGCACCTGTACCCTGTAACGATACACTATACGTTGCTATGTCCTTATAAGGTGCGTTAATTTGTAAACTTGTTAAATTACAATTACCACTAATCACTACCAAACCATCAACTCCGTTATCAATAACAAACTTTACTAAAATTGTAGTTCTATCTTGTTGTTGTTGTAATAAAAATAAATAGCCATAACCATCCAAAGTTATAAGACCATCACAAGTTACACTCCAAGTTGCAGTATCGTTTTTGTATTCTCTATACCACGCACTCGTTTGGCTTGTTACCTCTTTTTGGTCAACGCTTACACTAAATGTGCAATTTGTAGAACACGAAAACGGAATATCCCTACCTGCTGGATATGTAACCGAAGGTGGTTCAAAATAATACAACATTATGTTATTGCCCTGTACTTTGTCTGCCATATTGCAAATTTAATCTTTTATTTTACTCTATGTTATACTTAATAGTTTCTACCGAATCATTGTCCTCATTTGTTACCTCAATTAATTGAAAAGAAGTAACTTCATCAACTTGTGGTATTACATTACCCCTATTTAACATAAATGTTTTATCATTATAAGAAAGGGCGTTAGTTGCTGAATCTTGTACGAAATAAACTTTATCTAAATAGTTTAATCCTTTTTCGGTTTCAAACTTGCCTATTTCAGCTTCTAATGTTGCAAAGTTTTTATTTAATAGGTTAGAATATTGTCTAGCCATTAACATAGCTAAAAGCGGAAATGTATTTGCAGTATCAGGATAACGATACCAATTTGTATATGAAATACCTGAAGCGTTTACTATATTACCAATATTGTTATTAACTGAAAAATTATTTAAGAAACTTCCATAAGGTTGTTCTATTTCTTTAACTGTGGTATTTTCAGTTCCTACTTGCCTACTTACATCTACCGACCTGATAGTAGAATAACCTTGAGTTATTGCTACGCTTCTTACGCTAATAGAGACATATTTAGGAAACGGAGTTCCTCCATCTACTAAAAATCTTAATTGTACGTAACCTTTCAAAGCTACCCCAGTTGGGCTATTTTGACTATTTAAATTTACCTTTTCGGAGTAACTTACAAAATCTGCACTATCTACTTTATTTACTACTACAAAAGTAGAAGATGTCCCCCAATTAGCACCATCATAATAATATTTTATACCATTGTCAGGATTAGTAATAGAAATAAATAATTTTGCTCCTATACCAAAATTAATTCTATAAGTAAAACTTACGTTAAAACTAGGTCCATTCATATAAGGTAAATATAAATAAGGACTTAATGGAGGCAGAACTCCACCTGTTTCTGCATAAGCATAAAATCCCGAACCTATTGGCTGTGTTATATTAAGAGTATTAGAAGATAAATCTTGCTCTATATCTATATTAACAAATTCGGAAATACTTATACTAGCAAAAAAAGTCCAACCAAAAGGTCTAAAAACAACGTCGGGAGGAGTTAAAATATTATAAACACCTTTAAAGTTTCCATTATGAACGTAATTATCTGCATAACTAAAGTTGCCTTTAACTAAAACTTTTGGATACCCTTTTCTAACTATTTTATTTTGACTATTATTTATAAAATGAACATTACCTTCCGCATAAGGTTCAATAGTAATATTTTTATCAAATACACCACTTCCAGCATTTGATACACTTGGATAAATTACATAATTAGTGTAATATCTTGTACTGTTTGCCATTTCATTTATAGCTAAAATTTGCCATTTACCATCACTTTGAAATAACCTACAACCAAAAGATTTAACTATATTATCTAATGCTTCGTAATATGTTAATCCTACAAAATCACGCCTATATTGATAACTTTGGTCAAATGGTTCTTCGGATGAAGCATCTGCCCTTGTAAACATACCTTGAGCATAATAAGAACAAGAAGTTAAAAGTTGTATAGGCTCTGGATAATCAATAACATTTAAAGTCTCTGCTATTATATCTATAAGGTTATATAATGAATTAATACTATCTTCTTCTTGATAAATAAACTCCGTATAATCTAAAAAAGAAAGTCCGTCAATTGCAACTAAATCTACTTGAACATATCCTGTTGTAAATGGTATTTGTACATAATCATTAAATAAAAATCCTACCCAAATTGGAGATTCTATATCAACTGTATAAAGTTTAACAAAATATTTTCTAATGTCAAAACTTAATATACTAGGGAAATCTTCTCCATTTTCTTCAGTTGTTATAAATGATATATTTAACTGCGAAGATATAATACCTGCTAATGGTTCATCGTTACTAGCATTAGATTCTAAACTAATATTAATAGCTTCATAAGTTATAACATCACCAACATAATCTTTTTCATAAATATTTGCGGTTAATGTTGTTCCATCTCTTAACGCTTGTGATATTGTATATCTTAATTCGTATGCCATTATACTAAACTTATATTTTGACCTTTTAAGAATGATGATTTCTGCGTTCTATTTATTGCCACTAATAAATCTTGTCCTCTTAATACAAATGAACCGCCACTTGCACTTCCACCGCCTCCACTCATTGCACCTGCACTAAATGTAGTGTTAAGCATACCACTTAATTTACTTAAAGGGATAACCGCTTCAGGACCAGCTTCACCAATCAAAGCCATTGAAGGTCCGTTTGTAATACCTCCAGCCGCTCTTGGACCTGAATAACCAAATGCACTTTGTAAAGCACCAGTTGCAGCAAATACCGCTTTAAGTTCAGGGAATGCAGTAAGTATAGCCTGAAATATTGATGCTTGTATAACGGCTGCTGCAATTGACATTGCAATATTTCTAAACATTTGACCAATGGCTTCTAATGGACTTTCTCCTTGTTCCATTGCATTAAAAATGCTCATCAAACCATCAGTTACACTACCTGATAACATTTTAGCAAAGTTTTCATAAGATTGAGCAAGTGCATCAACTCTATCACTTTCTAATTTAAAACCCTTCATTCTACCTTCCGCATCCTTTGTTAAAAATTGACCTAAACTATTATCCTTTCCTGTAACCCTTTTAGTTTCTTCACCCATTTTCTTTTTCCTATCAGCAGTTTCGCCTTTATCACCATAGGTAAGAATTAAAGCATTATCAAACCCTTTATCTTTGAATATTTTTTTGTATTTCTCAATATCCATTAATTGTTGAGCCAATTCATATTTAAGTGCAGCAGAAAATTCTTTTAATGTATCTAATGATTCTTTAGCTTTATTTTTATCAGGAGTTGGGAATAATGTAACTTTTGCTAATTGACTAAATGTATTTGCCTCAAGGCTAGCAATGTTATTTTTTATATCATCACCTAATTTATTATATTGTTTATTTATTAAATCCCTTTGATATTCAACACTTCTTATATGAGAATGTCCATACTCAATCATTTTTTTTGGACCAGTAACCAATGCTAAAGCATCATTTCTTTTCTTTTCATTTTTTGCATTTTCAGCGTATGCAAC